CCACTAAATGTCGAATTTGCCATAATTTCCTCCTGGGAAATAAGTCTTATCGTCTCGGCTTGTCTGCTAGGTCAGTCGATAAAACAAATATAATTATCCTAGTGCTTCTGATTGTATACCAGATACGATTAAAAATGAAACAAAAAAAAGGGAGCCAAAGCTCCCCTTTCCTTTTTTAGAACTTACGCTCCTTGAGAACCGTATACAGCTCTAAAGTTAGAATATCCAAAAGAATATCTTTCTCTAGCTTTGTATCGCATGTTACCAGTGTCGAAATCTCCCTCTAATGCCGTAGACATTGGTGATCTTTCAAAATGCTTGAATCCATCAGGACAATCTGTCTTGATAAAGAAAGCGTCTGTATCAGTTAAGTAGTGATTAACTACATAACCGTCAGGCAACATTCCCATGTTTCTGATAGCATTTACGTCATTGTCAGATGTTCCTACTCGCCCTGGAGTTTGTAGTAGTCTGTCAGCAACGAATTGAAGTTGAGGTGGAACAATAAGTTTCATTCCTCTCAAAGCAATTGATAAACCTCTGTCATCAGTAAACGTTGATATATTAATCAACGCATCTTCTAACGAAGTTTCATTCAAATCTGCCATAGTAGTTGCACGGTTTGCTAATGAGCCACCACCACCCAGAGGGTGATCTGTAGCTATAAGCACTTTACCGTCACCACCTGATATAGAGAACGCATTGTTCAATACAGCAGCAGCTTTGATTTGCTTAGTGTTGGCCATAGATCTTGCTAATGCCTTGGTGTATCTAGCACCTAGACGATCATAAAGATTATCTTCAACAGCTTCTTCTGTTAAGGCAAAAGCCAAAGCAACAGTTTCGTGAGTGTAACGAGAAGTGTATCCTTCGTTAGCGTTGTCAAATCTGACACCACTTCCTTCAGTTTTTACTTCAGCATTACCAAACCCTGAAATCAATACTTCTTCTTCAAACGCTCTGTCTGAGGATTCTGTATCAAAAATTTCACTGTGTTCAGATTCATACCTTGAGTATTCCATTCCAAAAAGGGCATTTAACCCTGGCTCTAGTTCTTTCGCTAATTGCGCTCTATTAATCGCCATTATTAAACTCCTGAAGCTGTAGCATAGAAATGCTCGTTAATTTTAACCACAACATTAATGTTTGCGGAACCAGTTGTAGAATTGGAAGGATCTTGTGAGAACCCAACAATTCTAAATTGTGCAGTACCAGTACCAGTAGTAGAAGAAATTTCTACTGCTGACATACCAGTTTTGGTAGATCCTGCGACATACGTTGCCATATCCGCGTTGTTACCAATTGCTGTAGTTGCATAAGAGCCGTCACATTGCACTTCAAAAAGTGAATCTGGATCGTCCTCTACCATTGCAACCATATCATCTGCTGCTGTGGCAGTTACATAGTGTGATGAGAAAATTACTTCCCCACTACTGTCTGTGTACTGCACACCTCTAAAGACACCCAATAAAGTATCACCTGCGGCTGCTACTGCAATCCCACCTGTAGATACCATCTTTACTGGATCTCCTGAAAATATCGCCCCAGTTGTCCCAGTTAGCAATTTATATCCTGTAGTCCCACCATTCTGAGGACTCGAACCTAATTTGCCAACTGTTCTTAAACCGAAAGCTGCATCATTATTTGACATAATACATTTCCTATTTAGTTAGTTATAAAATAGCAATAATCATTATTCACGATTACCGCCACCAAAAGTTACGCTTGTTTTTCTCTCTGGTCGTAAGATCGGAGAGGCTGGATCTGATTCCTGCATTAAATCGTTGTCAACCGCATCTTGTTGCGTTTGAGCGCGTCCTTGAAAATAGGCGTTTCTCTCTAGTCGCGTTTCGTCAGGTATCTTAGCCAATAGCAAACCGCCCACGGATACCACACCTGCATGCCTTCCATCGTCAAGCGTAGGAATTTCAAATCCATCTAACTCTTCAGCTCTAACAAGGTCGAAACCTTCTCTTAGCCTAGCAGTTACATTTTTTCTATCTTCCTGTCCAACGATTTCAGCTCTAATCCACCTGTAGGAATATCCTTCAGGTGCAGGTGGTGTCTCCAACATTGATGGGGGACGCCAAGGTTTGCGAGCAGTATCTTTAGCTCGAGTTTCAGCAGAACGTGATGTTCTGTTTTCAGTTGATGCTTTCGCATCTATTGATTCATTTAATTCTTTTTTATCTGTCATTTGTCTACCTCTTTATGTGTTTAGCATATTCTTTTAACGGTACATTCAAACGACGGGCCATTTCAACTTCACTCTTAGAGAGCTTTACTTGCCGTTTGCGTCCAGAACTTTCACTTCTACCAGCGGGAGCTACAGTTTGTTGTAACCTACCTGTTGATTGAACTTCTCCACCGTTGTTAAACTTATGTGGAAACTCATTTCTGATACGTTTATCTATTTCAGTATAGTACGAAGAATCATTTACATCAAACCCTTCATTTTCTACTAAATTTTTATGTATGTTAAAAGCTACCAAAGTCATTGCTTCATCGTCTCCGAACCACTCGTTTTTATTTGCCCAACTTTCTGCGGCAGGATCTGGCGCTTGTGGTTGTTGCGGAGGCATTTGAGGCTGTTGAGGTTGTTGATACGTTTGGTATTGCTGTTGTTGAGGCTCAATTGACATTTTATTGTTTGCCAATTTACTTTCTTCAACGGTAATTTTATCCAGTATATCTTGGGCCTTTGTTACCTTGTCCCAATCTTGGTCTACATAGGCAGATTTTAAAACAGCATTGGCTTGCGCTCGTTGTGCTTTTAATCTCCCATTAGCTTCAGATTGATAATTTTGATTTACCTGGCTGGTATTTACTTTTAAAGATTCATTTTCAGCTTGTAAATTTCTAGCATATTCATAAGCAGACTCAGCAGCGCGTTCTTGTTCGCGCATTTTCTTAGTCAGCGTAGAAATACGCTTTTGTACATTTTTAGAATAGTCTTCTAATTCTTCTGCGTCTTTAGATTCCGCTTCAGCTTCTACTGATACGTCTTCTATAGCAGAAGATTGTACTTCAGACCCTTCTTTTGTTTCTTCATCTATTTCTACAACCTCGGTAAGCTCTGGAGCTTGTTCCTCAATTGCTTCAACTTTTTCAGATTCTGGCATGATTTCTCCTCATGTTAGACGCTGACTATATCGTCAGGATCGTCTATTGTTGCAATGACTTCGTCATCGTTAATAATACGGCACTCTGCATCGTCACCAAGTTTGAACCTAGCTCCTGCATATCTGCCAATTAATACCCATTGTTTTTCTTGGCACCACGGGGTATCGCCAAATTTGTTCTGGTCTGCATAACACAAAGGTCCCATCTTAACGACATAAGCAACAACGGTTGCTAGAGATTCTCTGTCTACGGTTTCTTTTGCTAAATGGATTCCGCCTTTAGTAACGGCTTTTCCTTTATAGGGAAGAATCAACATTCTCCAACCTGACGGCTGGGGCATGCGTTCTACAAATGATTTGTCTAAAAGAGTAGGGTCTAAAACACGTGTGTCTGTATTGACGTACGCCTCTTCTATCTCTGGGTTAGTTTGTTCAACGGGTTCTTTTTTCTCGTCCTCGACTTCTCTTGCGATATGGTCAGGTATTAGTACCTTGCTCATCGTTATTATTACTCCTTTTTAGCAATTCCCTTATTTCTGATTCTACGTCCTCGAGGGAATTGTAACGACCACGTAGATAGTTGTATTCATCATAATCTTTGGCACCGTTCATAATCAAATTTTCTAAGTCTGATTTTTTTTCACTGATTAGTTTGTTTAAAACTTCAGCGAGCCAAAGAGGATCCATTTAGTAAACTCCAGAAAACTTACCACCAAATTCAGCAGCGCCCATTCCTCTTGCTTTGCCTTTACCCATACCTGGAGTGGCTTTGGTGCTGGCTTCAAAAGATTTACTTTTTTTAAGAGCATGCGTTCCTTTATTAGAATACGACTGCTTACCGTTTAAAGTTTTGGGTGTTTTCTGTTTACTTACTTCTGTTCTTTTTATCATAGTTATAATTGTTTTAATCCAAGATCAATTAATTTTAGTTCTTTTTGTTGGTCGAGTCTATCCTTTGTCGTTTCGTCCTTCATAATTGCAATATCACGTTGCGAGTTAATACGCTCTCGATCTATCTTATCTTGTTGAGATTGATCCAATTGACGTTGTTCTTCACGTACTGCAAATTGTTGTTGCTCTTGATTCAATTGCTGACCTTTTAACGCAAGTTCTTGCTTCCTAATTGTCACCAAAGGATCTTCTTCTGGTGGCGTTCCTATCTGTTGAGAGAACTGAGTCATCAATTCAGACATGATTGGAGAACTGAATTGAGCCAAAATGTCGTTTGCTTGAGCGTTTAATTGTTGAGCTTCAACAGGCGTGGCTTGTTGAGCTTGTTGTTGCAACTGTTGATATTGTTGTTGAGCTTCAGGAGGCATTTGTTGTTGTGCAACAGCATCGGCTTTTAATTGCAAATGTTGCATGATGTGAGAAATAATATTGGCTTGTACTTGCGCGTTGGTTTGTACGGGTTGCAAACTTAACAAAGTAACGTGAGTTGCAATATGTGCATCGTGGTTCTGTTGCGGGAATGCTTGAGCGGGTTGTCCCATTAATAACTGACTGTTTTCCATTCCAGCTTCTAAAGGAGATGGTCCACTAGGAGGTGGAGGCAGTAACAAAGAATCAATGTTGTCCACGCCTAAAGATGCGTACATTCTTTTGTAAGCTTCATGCACACCACCTGGCCCGTGAATCTCAGGATTGGATTGCACCAATTGCATCATTTCTTGAGCCATTACAATACGTTGACTGGTAGAGAAGATGTCTGGATTGCTAACAGGAAAAATATCTATTCTTCCGTCGAAATCGCTCTGCTTAATCTCGTTTTGTCCACCTGAAACTTGATAGGGATAAACAGGTGGTAAGCTTTGCGAAAAGATGTCTGCGAGTAATCCAAACTCTTTTTTCTGAGCGTTATGGAGACGTTTGTGAATAGCGCTCAATACCTTGGTCGATTTTTCCATTAACGCCAAAGTGGTCCCTACGGGTGCTTGGGAGTTGCCTTCTCCTACTGCAATCTCGGCAATAGAAGCAAAACGTTGTCCTGACTGTACTAATAATCCTAGTAAAGACAATAAGGTACTGCTTGGTTCTTTAAACGGCAACGGTTGTATGGCATCACGTAAAGACCCTGCTGGTGCATCTACGTCTCTAAACTCACCTGGTTGTATAGGCTCATCCTCATTTCTGATGCGTATGCCTCGAGTTTTAAACCCAGCAGGCAAATTAGAAAGCGTACCCGCGTCTATCAATTGTCTGAGTATTGACGTAGACGCTTTAGACAAACCACCGATCATGTGGGTTAGTCCAAATCCGTAGAATCCTAGACCTGGTAAGAATTTAAAGTGAACAAAGTATTCGGTCTTTTTTCTTATCGGGTCTTCTTCTTTAAAGTTGCGTCTGATAGACAATACGTTTTCAGTATTGGAGTCTATTGTTACTATGTAAGGCAATTTAATTCCTGTCTCTTCTCCGTCTTCGCCCATATCTTCAAAACCTTCTAGGTCAAGATTGCAATGAACTTCATACAACACACACACTTCATCGCTATCAGAAGTGGGTTCCATACCTTCCAATCTTTCTTTCTCAGTATCGAGTGAAGAGTATTGGTCAGTTTCTTCGCCTGGTTGCATGTCAAATTTTTTGTAGAAACCAATCGCTTGCAGTTTGCGAACGTCGTTCTCTGGCATCTTAATAACGTGAGTGATGCGTGGGCAAGATTCTAAATCGGTGGTGTAGTAAGGAACGATTAAATCTTCAGGAGCTACAAACTTTGAGACAGGTCTTTGTAAGTTTTCGTCGTAATAAACTTTCTTAAATGCAGAACCAGCCAACGGCAGGTAGAAAAGCATTTGATCCAAGTCTTCGTCGTACTCGTCCATTACGTGTATGATTTCGTAATTCATAAACTCACGTACGCGTTGCGCTTGTTCTTCCATAGCAGAATTGTAAGCACCCACTACTTGAGTTTTAACAGGACCGCCTGCGGGTAATAATTCTTTATAAGCTTGCGCTTGGAATTGAGTTACGGCTTCGCCCAGCAAAGGGTGAGTTACGCCTGAAGCACCTTCAAACGGTTCGGAACGCGTTTCATCAAACTTCATTCCTAAATACTTTAAGCCATCGGTGTAGGTTTTTTCCCAGTCTTCTCTAGAAGATCTGTCGTCGTCAATTGATCCCGTTAAGTTTATATAGATACGATCCAGTTCACTGTCAGAAATAGCGTCGGCTAAGTTTTCATCAAACTCAGAACTCATTTGCGTTTCTGGTTCGGGTCCTAAAATTGCGGAACCGTCTTCTTGTATGGCTACGTCAGATTCTTGCAGTCCTTCCAGAACTTCAATAATTTGATTGTCCATATCATCGGTATCTTGCGCAGTGGTCATATCCAACTCTTCTGGAGCTGAAGCTACGGGATCTGGTGTTTGTCTTTCTATTGCCATTAATAATAAATCCTTTGTCGTACGCCTCTGTCTTCATCTTCGTAATCGGAATCGAGACTTAAAAAGCCACCTTCACGAAAACGCATAATTGCTTGCGTCATAGTATCACATAAATCATCGTGCGCTCCAAATGGAAAAGACGCACACTCTTCTATCATCTCTTCTGCAAACATGCGTTTTGGAGCGTACACCATATCCGATTCAAAGACGGGAGCTACCGAGTGCATGCGCGTGGTCTTATCGTGACCTCGGCTTGGCGAGTAATTAACGACGGGTATTCCCATTCGCCGCAGTTCTTGAGTTAAGGGCGTACCAGACGCTTTGGCCTCAATCAGCACCATATCCGTCTCCCAGTAATTGTACTCACGCATCGCTATTTCTTTAAGTTCAGGAAAGTCCCATCGCCCTCTTTGAGAGTCCAAAAGAATAATACAATCGGGTGAGTCATCCGTAGGACGAAACACACCCCACGTAGAGATGGCTGAGAAGTCAGCAGATTCCTTTTTAGAAAACGCGGTATCGTACGATTGCATAATGTAGTCTACGTTTGGCAAAGAATCTTTTTCCCAACGTTGCCACCATTCACGTTTAATAATAGAACCCTCTTCAGCCGTAGGGTTTTGCATCCACTGAGCGTTCCATTTCATACCAGGCAACGACGCCTTTACTTTGAGCAATTCGTCTTGCGGCCAAAATTCAGGCCAGAGCGGTTTCTCCGTATCTGGGAATATGGCTGGAAACTCTATTACTTCCCATTGATCGGCTAACGGTTCTTTCTGAGACTCCATTAACTTAGCGGTTAGATCAATAGCACTCCAACGCGTCATCACTATAACGATGGCACCGTTTGGTTGTAAACGTTGACGAGGACCAGAAGTGTACCATTCGTACGCTGATTCTAAAGCCGTAGGACTGAGAGCGTCTTGCTCGGAATGGGGATCGTCAATAATCAATAAATCGGCACCACGTCCCGTTACCGCTCCGCCTACACCTGCGGCAAAATACTCGCCACCTTTGTTGGTTTCCCAACGTCCCGCAGATTTGTTGTCGGATTGCAGTTTAACTTCAGG